ATACCGGGACCGGAGAAGCGCCGTCGAAGACCTGCCCGGCGTGTCAGGCCGATATTCCGCTGGCCTCGCGCGAATGCCCGATCTGCGGCGAGGTGTTGGTCGAGGATGAGGGTGAAACCCTTGAGGGAGCTCTCGATGGAGCGCTTTCCGGGTTCGTTATGACCGAGATTGATCTGCTGAAACGCTCCAGTTTCGAATGGGTCGATCTCTTCGGCACCGAGGATGCGCTTCTGGCGACGGGCTTTTCGGCCTGGGGCGGGATCTTCTGGCTCGATGGCCTCTGGTACAGCATTGGCGGCGCGCGCGGGGTGCAGCCGCAGCTTCTGGGGATCGGTGAACGCAGCGTCTGTCTCGCGCAGGCTGATGACTGGCTGAACGACCATGAGACTGACGAAAGCGCCTTCAAGACGCGCGCCTGGCTGAACCAGCCCGCCACGGAAAAGCAGCTGCAATATTTCTCACCTGCGGCGCGCAGCGATTTTGGCCTGACCCGCTACAAGGCCTCGGCGTTGATGACCTTCGGGTTCAACAAGCGCGCCATTCGCGGGTTGATCACCAGCGCGGCCCCAACTGCGCGGGAGGCCGCATGAGCCATGTCGCGCAAATCGCATCCCCGCCCACAGAGGCTGCGGATCGCCCGGGCTTTGATCGCCTCTGGCACCCACGTTTCATGCCATGTGCCGTCTGCCTACGCCCCGCGCAGGGCCTCGGCTTCTTTAACCCCGATAAACCGCGCCCGCGTGAATACCGCTGGTTCTGCTCGATGCTCTGCCAGGGGTTCTTCGCCATGCGCCACAGAAAAGGACTGACCATGCAGGGAACGACCGACGAAGAACGCCTCGCCATCGCGCTGGTGATGAAGCGGCTGGGTCAGACGATGGACCAGATCGGCTGGGACAAACGGCTGCGCGATCTCACCGAAACCGATGTCACAGCCCTGATCGAGGAAGCGCTGGAAGGCTATGGCGCCGAGATGTCGCGCATCGCGAAGTCTCAGGAGGTGCCCTTCTGATGCTGGATTACAATCACAAAGCCAGCTTCGCCGAGCGCGTCAACGAGACCATTGATGCGGCCCTGACCGCTGAGAACGCGGCAAGGACACCCCGTGATTACCTTGGTGGCTCGCGGCTTGGCCACGACTGCGAACGCGCCCTGCAATTCGAGTTCACGCACGCGCCCAAGGACGAGGGACAGGACTTCTCCGGCCAGCTGCTGCGCATCTTCGCAATCGGGCACGAGCTGGAATATCTCGCCATCCGCTGGCTGCGCGGCGCGGGGTTCGATCTCTACACGCAAAAGGGCAACCACCCAGATGGCGGCCAGTTCGGGTTCTCTGTCGCACGTGGGCGTATTCGCGGTCATGTCGATGGCATCATCGCTGCTGGCCCAGAGGGCTTCGGTCTCGCTGTCCCCGCACTCTGGGAATGCAAGACCATGAACGCGAAGAACTGGCGCGCTTGCGTCAAGGACGGGGTGACCAAATCGAAGCCCGTCTACGCCGCCCAGATCGCTGTCTACCAGGCCTACATGGAAGCAAGCGTGCCGGGCATCAGCGCTGCCCCCGCCGTATTCACCGCGATCAACAAGGACACCGCGGAGCTGCACCACGAGCTTGTGCCCTTCGACGCAGGGTTAGCGCAGCGCATGTCCGACCGCGGCGTCCGGATCCTGCAAGCCACCGACGCGGGCGAATTGCTGCCGCGCGTGGCCGCCAATCGCGACTTTTTCGAATGCCGGTTCTGCTCCTGGTCTGAGCGCTGCTGGGGGCTGCCGACATGACGGATGCCCCAAACGACCCGCCCGACACGGATAACCATAGGAAGGAAGCCGACATGCCGCATGATGATGATCGCAATGATAGAAACGATACCACGCCGGATGCGCCCAAGGAAAATCTCGTTCATTTCAACCCGTGGCGCGATTTCAACGACGCCGCGCCACAGATCGATGTGTTCGGCGATGAGCCGGACCCCGAGCAGATCGCTCAATTCATGGAGGTGGTGTTCGGCTATTGCGACGGCCTGATCCCGGTCCGCAGCTTCATCGACAAGGGCCAGGGCTTTGATGGCCGCCCGCATAACATCTGGATCGATGCCGGTGAAAATGTCACCGACAAGATGACCACCTTTGCCAATTGGGCTGCGCGAGAGGGTGCTGCGGTCTATGTCATCCCCGGTACTGTCGCCGAGCAAGGACAGGCCAAGGCGGCCGACATTCAGCAGATGCAGGCCGTGGTTGTCGATATCGACACCGGCGACATTGCCGCCAAGCGGGCGCATCTCGAGCGTCATCTCGGCCCACCCACCATGGTGGTCGAGAGCGGCGGGGTGACGCCAGAGGGCCAGCACAAGGCGCATGTCTGGTGGAAACTGACCGAGCCTGCAGAGGGCAGCGACAACGCCCGTGTGACCCGTATCCGCGGTGACATTGCAGCCAAGGTCGGCGGCGATATGCATTTCCGTTCGGCGCATCAGCCCATCCGGGTGGCAGGCTCGGTCTATTACAAGAACAGCCTCAAGACGCAGGTGCGCATTGTCGCGCTGAACGCCGATCTCGAGCGCGATCTGGGCGAGTTCACCGAAGCCGTCACCGACATGCCGCCGGCACCGGGCGTGTCGTTGCAGCCGGACTTCACCGCGCCTGACAAGCCCGCCGTCGATGATGTGCTGGTCACCCCGGTGCGCGAGAGCGCGCAGGACGATTGGTCGCGTTTTGAGGGTGCCTCGGCCGCCATCGGGTATTTCATTCGCATGGTCCATGAGGGCCGGATGTCGAAAGACGAGGGCTGGGAGGGCATCTGCGGCTACAACGCGGCCATGCTGCGGCCAGAGTGGTCAGTGGAGCGGCTCAAGCGCGAGTCCGAACGGCTCTGGGCCCGCCATGTCGAAAAGTATGGACCGCCGCTCATCCGCCTCGACAGCGCCGCGCCTGCGCCCAATGAGATGCCCGCCTTCACGCTTGGCGCGCTGCTGGACGATGACAGTCCTATGCCCGCGGATATCATCGCACCGCGTGTGCTGACGCCGGGTGGGCTGCTGGTTCTGGGTGGCGCGCCGAAGGTCGGTAAAAGCGATCTGCTGATCTCCTGGCTGGTGCACATGGCCGCGGGCGTACCGTTCCTCGACTTCACACCGCCGCGACCGCTGCGCGTGTTCTACCTGCAGGCCGAGATCCAGTACCACTATCTGCGCGAGCGCATGAAGCAGATTTCCCTGCCGAAAGAGGTCCTGACCGGCGCGCGGGACAATCTGGTGGCCACGCCGAAGCTGAACTTTCTGCTCGATGTCGAGGGCAGCGTGCGTGTCGCCCAGGCTATCCGGCGGGCATTCCCGGCCGAGCCGGTCGACATCATCTGCATCGATCCGATCCGCAACCTCTTTGACGGCGGACCTGATGGTGGTGGGGAAAACGATAACACCGCGATGATGTTCTTTCTCAAGGAGCGGGTCGAGGTTCTGCGCGATCACATCAATCCTGACTGCGGTGTGATCCTCGCGCACCATACCAAGAAACTCAGCAAGCAGCAGGTCAAGGATGACCCGTTTCTGGCCCTGTCAGGTGCCAGTGCCCTGCGCGGCTTCTACACCTCTGGCCTGATCCTGCACCGACCTGATGAGGAAAACCCACAGCGCAAGCTGGAGATCGAGCTGCGCAACGGACCGGCGCTGGCGGCCAAACTGATCGACAAGGTTGGCGGCGAATGGACCGAGATCAACCCGATGAACGAGCGGCTTGTACGCCAAGAAGCTGGCGCAAAACACGACGCTGAACGGGATCGAAAGGGTGGTATTATCGTCCATATGATCAGTGAGCAGGCTGAACAGGGAAAGATGTTCACGCTCAGCCAGTTCGCGGCCAGCTTCGAGAACAAGGGCAGCCTTGGAGGCCAGACCAGCATCCGTGAACGCCTGCATGTGCTCGCCACCAAGGGCCATGTGAAGTTCGTGCGCGGTGAACAGATCAAAGAGCTTGGCCTCAAACGGAACCGGTCCAAGTTCGGGTATCTCTGCGTCAAAAATATGCAACTGCGGACCGACCGGGAAGTGGTCGACGACGAGACCGGCGAGGTGTGTCCGGCCTTCATTCGGGTGCTGCCGTCCGACTACATGTGCCCCCAATCTGGAGCGATCTTGCCGGTTGAGAACCCGGACGTCTGGGTCGATCAGGACGGGGATGAGGCATGAACCCGGCATCCCAAAAGAGCCTGTCCAAGAACACGGATCGTCCGTGTTCTTGCCAAAACACGGCCCGTGTTCCTGATGTTCGTGTTCTGTGTTCTGGAATTCATGGCGCAAAATCAACGCGTTACGCAGGAACACAGAACACGGATTGCAGTCTGTCATTTTCCAATCCGTGCTCTGAAAATCTACATTTATTTTCAATGACTTACGCAGGAACACAGAACACGGAATTTCCTACCCTAAGGGGTAGGTGTTCTCCCCGCTTAAGGCGGGGGAGACACCACCCACCCCTGGGCAACTTCTCGGGCCGTAATTTGTGCCAGAGCAATGATCCGACGACGGCGGCCGGTACCGCCAAGCATCAACCGCCGTCGTCTTCCACCCCAAGCAGCCAACCAGAAGAGGAGACCACTCATGGCTGAAACGACTCTCGCCGACGCCAATCTCGGCGCAACCCCGAAAACGCCCATGCCGCCTGCACAGGACCATCGCACCATCCTGGCGCTTGACCTCGGCACCACCACCGGCTGGGCCATCCGCGGCTTTGACGGCCTGATCACCAGCGGCACCGTCAGCTTCAAGCCAAGCCGATATGACGGCGGCGGCATGCGCTATCTGCGGTTCACCAACTGGCTGACCGAGATCGACCGTCTGTCAGGGCCGATCGAGGCGATCTATTTCGAAGAAGTGCGCCGCCACGCAGGCACCGACGCAGCCCATGTCTTTGGGGGTCTGCTGGCTGTTCTGACCAGCTGGGGCGAGTTGCGCGGCGTGCCGTACCAGGGCGTG